AGAAATAAAGGGTACAACAAAGATAAACCAATAACAGAAGGATTTAACGCTAATGCCTATGTGTATGCAATTACTAATCTAATTGCTACACTAGGGGCTGATGTTCCTATATCAGTTGAAAAAGTAAATAAATCAACAAAAGAAGCAGAACCAATTACGGATGGGGAGGTTTATGACTTTGTTTTTAACCCTAATTCAGAACAAACTTACAAAGAGTACACTTACAATGCTTTATTGTTGTATTTGCTTACTGGTAATGTGTTTGAGTACACTATGCCGATAGTAGGTTTTAATTCTTTTGAAACTCATTTATTATATAATCAAAATTTAGATATTGAAGCTGATTATAATATTACTGGTGCTTTCCCAACCTCTTACAGATATACATTAGGTGGTAAATCTTACAACTTAACGCCTGACGATGTTAATCATATAAGGTCGTTTAATCCAAATATTAATACGGCTAACCCTACTTTGGGGATGTCTCCTTTAGAAGCAGGGTATAGAACTTTAATAGCTTCAAATGAGGTTATAACGGCTGATGCTTCTTTAATGAAAAATAAAGGGGCAATTGGTATGCTAACCAATAGAAGTGAAGAGGGTATTACCACCGAAGAGGTAAAAATATTGGATGAGGTTTTAAGAAAAAGAATAGGGGGGTCAAGTAATTACGGTAAGATATCTACAACTTCCGCCAACCTTGACTATATTAAGTTTGCTATGTCGCCAACTGATTTAAAGATAATCGAAAGCGGTGTGATGAAGTTAAGGGATTTATGCAGTATTTATGGTGTAAAATCAAGCCTATTTAACGACACTTCTGCTAGTACTTATAATAATCAAAAAGAGGATAGCAAAGGGTTATATACAAGAGGTGTTTTACCTCCTTTAGAGAAGTTTATTGAAATTAGGAATAAGGTTTATTTGAGCAGGTTTAAAGATGACAGATATTCTTATAGAATAGTGTTAAATACCGATAAAATTGAGCCACTACAAGAAGACCAATCAAAGGAAATGAGCAAATCAAAGATGCGTTCAGAGATAGTTAGAAACATCGTTGAGGGTGTTGGTGTTAAGTGGGATAAAGATAGTGGAGTAGCACAGTTAATTGATGCTCTAGGAATAACAGAAGAAGAAGCCATTAAACTAATAGGAAATGAAAAAAAAGAAGATAAAAGGGAAGAAGATTAAAAACAAAGAAAAGAAAATTTATGTCATCGATAGAGAAAAAAACTAAAAGCCTTGCAACTTCGGTTCAAGATGTGGATAGCAAAGGACTTGTTACTATTCAGATAACGCAATTTGACAAGTATGATAGTGATAATGATAGGCTATTAAAAGGAGCTTTAAATAAGACTTGGAAAGATGGTAGTCAGGTTCATTTAGTTGACCATAAAATGGGTACTTCAACTTATGTAGGCTTACCAGTGTCTAAAGATGCTGAAACAGGAATAATTGTAAGTAAGATAAACCTTAATAAGCAAGTAGGCAAAGATTTATTTGAGGACTACAAATTTAGCCAAGAGAATGGTAGAAGCTTGCAGCATTCTCACGGTTTTCAAGTGATGAAGGATAAGGCGGTTAAGAATGAGAAAGGTGGCTATGATTTTAAAGAAATAAAGCAGTTTGAATACTCCACAGTATTGTTTGGGGCAGTTTCAGAGACTCCTTTAATTGGCTTGAAATCAAAAGGCAGCTTAAATAGCTTAATCATTGAATTAGAAGAACGCTTGAAGGTGTGTAGCTATTCTGATGAATACGGAAAACTATTAGAAAATAAAGTAAAAGAATTAAAATCTATGTTAAATGAGCCGTTGCAAGACACTCAAGAAGAAGAACATAAAAAACAATTATTAATTAAAATTATTTAAAAAATGGAATTTAAGTTAAAAACAGCCGATGAATTAAAGGCTATGTCAACCGAAGAGTTGCAAGACTATTCTGTAAAAAAAGCAGAATACGAATTAAAAAAATGGACAGAGATGTCTGACAAAATTAAATCTTTAGAAGAAAATTCAGAAGAGTATAAGAAAATGTCAGGGGAAATGAAAGAGTTACAAAAAGGTAGATTAACTACTTTAGAGGAAGCTTTAAAGACTCAAGGTGTTTTATTGTCTAAATTAAAAGACGGTAGTTTATCTGCATCTACATTATTAGAAGTAGAGGGAACTATTAACGGTGCTTTAGAAAAAAACAGAGAAAACTTCGCTAAATACAAAGATGACAAGAAAGGTTTTGAATTTGATTTAAGCATTAAAGCAGCAGGTTCTATGACTTTGGGTGGTAATGTTAGTGGTGGTACTATGCCACAACCTCAAAGATTAGAGGGAGTAAATGATATTGCGGAGAGAGTTGCAGTAACATACTCTTTAGTTCCTAAAATGACTACTGATAGAAATGCTATTGAGTGGGTTTACGAAGCTAATCAAGATGGTTCGGTTACTGGTACTGCGGAGGGAACTGCAAAAGACCAAATAGATAACGACTTTGTTGTTACCACTGTTTCGTTAAAGAAATTCGCAGCCTATTACAACGTATCAACAGAGATGTTAGACGATGTTAGCTTTATGGCAGGATGGTTAAGAAACAAACTTATCGTAAGATTATTCTTAGCGGTTGACAACCAAGTATTAAATGGAGATAATACAGGTACGAACTTAAACGGTGTGCTTAACCAAGCTACTACATGGGCAGCAGGTACGTTTGCCGATACAGTTGATAACGCTAATGACGTTGATAGTTTGGTAGTTGGAATGAACCAAATCAAAATAGCTAATCAAGGGGTGTCGAATTTAACAATTATGATGCACCCATCAGATGTTACAGCATTAAAGATGGTAAAAATGTCTGCTACTGATAAGCGTTACATTGATAGACTTGTAACTGTTGCAGGCTCTTTAATGTTGGATGGTGTTAAGATTGTTGAAAACAACAATATTACAGTTGGAGACTTCTTAATTGGAGACTTCTCAAAAGCTACAATCGTTCAGAAAGGTGGTATTACTGTAAAAGTTGGATTAAACGGTTCAGACTTCATTAACAATATGGAGACCATTTTAGCAGAATGGAGGGGTCAATGCTTCATCCAAAACAACGATAGAACTGCATTTGTATCAGGAACTTTTGCTACAACTAATGCTGCTTTAGAGACAGCTTAATAATAACTAATAAGTAGAGGGTATTAATTTACTCTCTACTTTATAAAACTAAATAAAATGAAAAAAATAATATTATTATCAGTAATAGCATTGTTTAGCTTTAACGCAGATGCTCAATTGGTTATGAATGGAAGCGATACTATCGTAGATACAGGGGCTATATCAGTAACCCAAACATTAAAAAATGGTTACGCTGCTGCAACATTTCAAGCAGTTGTAACTAAAGTTAGTGGAACGGTTGGTGGTACAGTAGTTTTAGAGGCATCAAATGACGGTGTAAACTACTCTGTTATATCAAATGACACATTACAATTAAGTAATGTATCTATTAATACTAAATTATGGAACGTACCTAATGCACCTTATAAATATTATAGGTTGAGAGGTAACGGAACAGGCACTATGGCAGCTATAATTAGCGGTTATTGTGTTGCTAAATAAATAAATTATGAAAGTTACATTATTAACAGGTTCTAGGGCTAATCAAACATTTGATATACCTGAAAAGGATGCTAAGAAGCTAATAAAAAAGAAGATGGCTAAGTCTTTAGATAAGCCAAAGAAAACTAAAAAAGAAGATGTCAAATCTTAACCTTACATATTCTGATTTTCAAATAGGGCGGCTAATTATAGCAACCAATAAGCATACTCAACAAGACTTACAATATTACATTGATAAGTATGAAAAGGAGTATTTAATTGATTTGTTAGGGATAGATTTATATTATCTATTTATAGCTGACTTAGTTAATGGAGTGCCACAAACTCAAATTTATATTGATATTTATAACTTAGACTTAGTAGAGATGGTTAAGCATTTTATCTATTGGAGCTATATAAGAGAGTATAAAATTGAGAGTAGTGGCACAGGACAAGTTGAAAATCAAAACGAGGTTACTAATTTAGTTGGATTGGACAGCACCAAAATATACAAGGTGTATAATGAAGCAGTAAGATGCTATAAAGTTATACAGTCTTATATATTAACAAATAGTGCTAATTACCCAACTTTTAAAGGAATATTTAAAGACTATACATCGTGGATTTAAAACCGTTTAGCGATATAATAAGAGAATTTGTAGATGAGTTATCATTTACACAAACAATATTAGCTACAAAAGTAGTAGGAACAAATATAGAATTGACAGTTTGTTCGACTAAAGGAGTGGTTAAGGGTAGTATTATTGAGTTAAGTAGTTCAGATGTTATTGTTCAAGGTGTTAAAGGGAATGTTATAACAATTAAATCATCAGATTACAACAGTGAGAATGAGTTATTTATTCCCACACCTTATTTTTTAAATGGAACTTTAAAAGCAGCTGAAAAAGAATTGAAGCAAATAAAAAAGAGGGTAACTCCTTTAGTTTACTTGTTTGAGGTTATTTCAGAGAGTAGGAACAGAGATGTTTCAAGCTCGGTAGGTCGTTCTGCTAATGTAGTTATGTTTTTTTTAGAGGATGATGATAGACGGACGGATAAAACAACGAGCGAATACTATGAGAATTACGTTAATGCTATGGATAGCCTCTGCGAAGGGTTTATTGATTTATTGCAACATTCGTATAAGGTCGATGCTTCATTTGAGGGATTAGATTACACAGTAATATCACATACTAAAGCAGGTTTTTACGACCGTTTAGGGCATAGCAAAAATCTATTTTCAACTCCATATAGTGGTGTGGAGTTGCAAGTAACGATACCACTAACTAAAAATTATTGTAAATGTTAAAAAAATAAAAAATTATGAGTGAATTTTGTAAATGTGGAACTGGAGGAGACAACACAGGGTTGCCTAATTGTATTTCTCAATTATCACAAGAGACATCGTTCATATTGGTTCAAACAATAGCCGATGATGGAACGAGAAATAAAATAAGTAAATCAGATTTTACGAATGGAAAATTGTCAGCCCAATTTGTAACTGATAAAATTAACAACCCAGACAAATCTAAGCGTTGGTATCCAACACCGAAGATTAACAATGTAACAGATGCGAGAGCAGAAGCAGTTACATTTGATGTTGATGGTATTCCAAAGATTGTAAAGCAAGGGGCAAGAACCTTTGCAGGCTCTTTCTACGGTGGTGCTTCAAACCCTAAATTTGCAGCCGTTTTAAATTCTTTTAAATGTAAAACAATGTCTTACTATCCGATAGGAAAAGACGGGTCAATTATCGGAAACGAAAACGGAGAAGATTTATTCCCTACTGATATTGAGGAGGGTACTTGGATAGCAGGAGTTGTAAAAACAAGCACTTCTGAACCTGCAAGTGTATCATTAGCTTTTGCCGTTAATGAGTTAGTAAGAGATGAGAACATGCGACAAATCAACGCTTCTCAAATCGATATTGATATGAACTTGGTAACTGGTTTAAGAGATGTAGTTGGAGAAGCTTTGAGTACTCCGACAATAACTACAACTACTGTAAGAGTAGATTTAAACTATATTTATGGAGCGTTTAATGACAAGCAACCGTTTAAGGGTGTTGTAGTTGCGGACTTTTCTCCTGATGGAGGTACAACAGATAGTACTGTTTACAACGTAACACAGTCGTCTAATGTAACTTTAACAAGTGCGACAGAAGTAGCGGACGGTCTTTATGATTTAGTC